GGGGCAATCAGGATGATGAGTAAATTGTTGGCAAGCATCGTATGCTTTTAACAATTGCTGGTCACGTTTTCCTAGAAATGTAGTGTAACCAATCATGGCAATGACTGCCAGGAAAATGTACGTTGTTTTCATTATCATTTGTAAAGATAAGAACCTGCCCAATCAGCAGATGAGAGTAGGTATTCACGATCAGTGATAAGACGCAGATCAAATCGTACACCTTTAGCTGGTGCAAACCAAGATGCAGACTTATACACTTCACCAGTCTTCTTATCAATGAAAGCATGAGAAGATCGTTGAGTGGGGTCTACCATAACGATTTTGTGATACTTACGCCCAGATACAATTTGATAATGGTATCCTTCTGGTGCTGCATGAGTGAGAGCATCACACAACATCAAAGTCCATTTAGTGACATTCAGTTGATTAGTGTTTTTGGCATCTTGCTCAGATTGGAATTGAGTGAAGGTGGCAGTCATCGGGTTGCTTGTGTATGTAGTTATTATAGCAGGTTGGTCGGGGTCTGTCAAGCGTTTTCGCACCATAGTCTCATGAGACTTATGGAGTGTTTGATTGGTCTGGTGGGCATTTTGCTTTCGTTATTTTCTGTTGATTTCGTATGTAGGCAACTGCCTTGGCTGCCGTGGGAACTTCCGCAATCTGCTGCCCATTGTAAAGTATAATGTATTTCTTGCCATACCAAGGCACTGCTGTATATCCATCTGCTGTATTCATATCGTTTATCTTATACATTGTGTTTTTTCGTGGTTTTGGCTGCGATGGGTTGACAGTCATGCGATAATGGATGTAGCAGGCACACCTTTCACGAAAATACAATCCACCACTGCTTGTAGGCGTCGTTGAGTTTGAGCACCGTAGTTACCATACACAGGTACAGTTACATAACCAAATGGTTTGCGATAGTTACCTACATCACCCGCTGTCAATTTACCATCAGCAATATCCTGAGCATCATTTACATTCATACGAATTACCCGACCGATAGTCTGTGCCATCTCAATGATATTCAGATTACGAAGTAATACACAATGAGTGAGACCAGGCACGTTCATACCTTCAGATAGAATAGAATAATGAAACACTACAAATTTACGATTAGCATCTTTGCCCCATGCAGTTAGCGTATCAAAGAATACCTCACGATTTACTTTGGTTTTGTTTACATAAGCACCATGTTTAGCAGTGATGTGAAGCACCTCATAACCACGTTGAGATAGTTCTTCAAGCATTGTGGTTGATGCTACCATACCCCAGATAATCTTAGATGATGGTGCAGCAACTAGAATTTTTTGCCCAGCATCAACATCAAGATTGTCAATGATGTCAAGCACAGTGTTACTATCACAATCAGCAGCATTAGATTTAGTGCGAGCTACCATTGGTTGCTCATGAACAACAATCTGCGGAGGAATGATACTACCAGTCTCAATCAATTCCTGAGCAGTTATATTCTCCAACACCTTACCATATACCATAACATTGTTCATACCACGACCATGAGGATTTTTATTGATACGTGGAGTTGCAGTAAAGAAATAGCAATTATCAGACATCTCTGATATAATTGCTGTAGTAGGAAAGAATTTCTTACTGGTAGAATTATGTGCCTCATCAAAGTATGATACCTCAACATCAATACCAGCATCAATGATACGCTCTAGCGAATGATAAGTGGTAAAGATAATTACATGCTCACCTGCTGTACGAGCAGTATTATTGAACAATGCAATCGTATCTGGTTTGGTGCTACTGAAGTGATGAGTATCACCAGAGTGAACGTGCATGATGTGAACGTTCTTTGTATCAATCTCTTGAAGATACTCATCACACAATTGATTACACAAGAGTAATCTAGGAGATACCACAATGGCAGTTATAGGGGTCTGTGAGGCGTTTAAACGACGATTAAGGTCACTGATTGCCATCATCGTTTTACCGCCGCCTGTAGGGCATTGTAGAATGCCTTTAGACGCAGTTTCCATAGCAGCAATACTGCGGTTCTGGTGATTACGAAGAAGCATGGGGCGTTTGCTTGTATGAATGTATTATGGCACAAAAAAAGGGGCCTGTCAAGACCCCTGAACCAGTTTTCAAACTGTCACACTATAATCAATAGAGTGTATTACGATCTTCTACTTCAATCTGTTGTCCCACACATCCCTCAAATGGGAAGAATACAAACTCAGGATCTTCCTGATACTTAACAATCAATTTAGCAAAAGCACGGTTAACTTTAGCTGCTTTCTTACGAAGTGCTTTACGAGCAGAATCTGCATCTTCAGCAGCAACCTTATCAAGGAAACCAACAACGGGTGCGACACCACCAGTCTCATCAAAATGCATCAACTGGTCATACACAACACGCTCAAAGTAAGTAGTGTTAGAGTTGTTAAAAGCAAGAACTTTCTCACCCTCAAGTTTAAGGATTTCAGCAGCTAAACCAGCAGCAGTCTTCGCATTGAAAGACTCCATCGTAACAGAAGTGAGATGCTTATTCATAACATCTTCACAAGCTTTCTTCACCTGCTTATCATCAAACGAGTGAGAAATGTTGTTAAACCAAGCGATACAATCATGCAGCGTAGGCGTAACATCCTGACGATTCATCCAAGAACATAAACGCTTCTTGAAATCCTGAATAGTAGCAGGCTTAGATGTCATGTGATTGTTAGCACCAAGACCTACTTCATCGTAGGCATCTTCAATAGTGAAACCATCTTTCAATTCAACAACAAGATACACCCAGGTATCTTGCTTCATATCAACGATTACCGACTGACGGGTGTAACCATCAATCAACCGACCATCTTTAAGAACGATAGGAGGAACTTCAGTTACACACAGACCGTTAGTTTGTAGACTAGATTGAATACCAGCACGATTTACATTGTCTGTTCCAGTGAAACGAGCAAGATTAACAATCTGCCCCTTATCGTTGACATAGATAATTGAATGTGTCTGAAGAGATTCAAGTCCAAGTACTTTTACTGTACGATATACAGGAAATACTAGTCCAGAGTACCACGAAACTTGTGGGTTGAATTTAGAGTTGATCGGGTAAAATTCAGTCATGTTTAAAATAGCGGATTTGCTTTGTTTGTTGAACTTGCTTAAGCATCGTCAACAGTTATATCATACCAGTTTTGAGGGGATCTGGCAACCCCATTGTAACAATCCGTAATACTACCGATTGATTTGCATAGCAGTGTAGGCAGTGGTTTTGTTTAACTCAATCACTTTACCCATAGTTTTGCTATTTTTTGGAGCATAAAACTGGTTTGTTTTGGTGTTATAGAAACCCCAGATAGATTTGACACCAGAGCGACTACAGTAGTCAAAATGTGTATCGTTTACAATCCAGATAGCAGATACATTTGCTTTAAAGTCTGTGCGCTCATAGTGATGCTTATCTGGAGCTTTGTGAAAGAGTAATTTCATTAGAATTTAACGTTAACACCTACGATTTTTGCTTTAGGATTACGAGCAAGCGCAGTCTCGCGGGCATCTTGCGGATTAGTTGCGCGAACTTCCTCATCCCAAGTTTTACCACCAACGTATAGCCTAACAAGATAGATCATTTCAGTTTGGGAGTAGGGAGATTTCAGTAATGTTGGGGTTTGATTTTAGAAGACGATTGAGTAATTTTTTTCTGTTAGAGTTTTTTGTTAGATCCAACTCAACATTGATAGGAATTTCCTCTGAAATTTTATCCCCGTAGGAGAACCTAACGAATACAGTGTGTGTCATTTCAGTTACCCTCAGCAATTTGATTGAGAACATTACGAGCAAAAGTCATAAAGGTATAAGGAGTTACACCATTGTGCTCATAGAAATCTAGCATATCAGATTGATTGTAAGTGTTTACAATCATCAGACAAGCATCATACAGTGCCGCTTGGTGTTCCTCTTTAGAGTGAAACGAAATGGCGTTGTGAGTGGGAAGCATTGGGTTGGTTGCTTATGAATGTATTATAGGGCATTCGGGGGGATTGGCGGTGTCCACTGTGCCAGTTTAGAAAGTGGCGTAGATAGTGACTAACTCATAAAGGATAAAATAGAATTGTTAATGCGATGATTAGCTACATTATAGTATTTCTCATCACTCTCAATACCAATGAAGTTTCTATTTGTGCGTCTACATGCAACACCAGTTGTGCCAGATCCCATCGTATTATCTAACACAGTATCACCTTCATTCGTGTAGGTTTTAATAAAATATTCCATCAAATTTACTGGTTTTTGTGTAGGATGCAAACCTTTCTCTTGTTTAAATTTTAATATTGTTTTTGGATATCTTGATCCTTCTGGGTTGTCACGATGCTTGCTTTCTGCACTACCATAAACTTCACCAATTTTGCTGGTATTTGATGAAAATCCACTATAAGGAGTTGAATACCACATTTGAGGATTATATACTGGTTTCTTTCTATAAAATACCAGAATGTTTTCGTGTGACTTGAGCGGCATCACTTTAGCATTCATAGGATTAGTTCCTTGTGGTTTTTCCCAAATCCACTCATAACGAAAGCTCTCAAGATTAGATGCTGCAAGTATGGTCGTAAATGGTTGCGCGGCAGTGAACACCATTGCACCATTTTCTTTGCAGATGCGATTGTATTGTTCCCACAGTTTGTCTAACGGAATGATACTATCCCATTTGCAAGCAGTAGTTCCATAAGGTAAATCTACCAACACCATATCCACTGAGTTGGATTCAAGTGTTGGTAGAAGATCTAAACAATCACCCAATAGTAATCTCATGTATTTCTTCGCAATGATCAAGTTTTACAGTTGTCCAAAGTTGATCAGACATACTTTTTACAATTTTAGCAGAAAATATTTCACAAAGACATTTCCATCCATTTACTTTACCTTTATATCTTCCTTTTTCTCCATATGTTTCTTCCCATCGTTGTTCATGATACTTTAATTTATTACTATCAATTACAATGAAATAATATCGCTTAATTCCTTTGTTCCATTCATCTTTTTCTGTTGCAAGACAAAATATGTAGTCGTGCGTTTTTTCTGAAAGAAAATTGAGTTTATCATCAATTGTCTTATGTTTGGTCAAACGTGACCCACTAATAACTACATAATCTTTTTCAATTTGTCCACCTTTATTACTAATACGCCTGCCACAATTAGTGGTTTGATCTACACCAATTCCATGATTGTAGTCTGGTTTCCAATCACTACCATATTCTGTTTGTTGCAATGCCCAACACAAATTTTCTTCCCAATTTTCTGCTTTACATTGACCAGTATAAAGTTCATGATGTTTTGTTAATCTGTTTTCAATGTGAGGAATCAAAGATTTGAACATTGGTTGGGTTGGTTGCTTATGAATGTATTATAGGGCATTCAGGGTCTGCTGTCAACCATGCATTCCATCAGCGTTGCTTATGTGAAGTTCAATATCCAATAAGCGGGTCTTCATAAGATTAATTTCTTCAAATAGCACATCATAATCGTCACCTAAATGTTCATTAGCAATTGCTTCATCTACATACTTCTCCCGATAATAATCTAGCTCTTCATCTGTATGCACAAATAACTCTTGAAGGTCTTCATACTTAAGTCTCAGCTCTTCAAAGTTACAACGCCAATCATCTCTATCCTGTCTCATGGAATCATATTCCATTCTCATCAATTCCTCATCAGTGTATTCACTCATTGTTTGCCTCCAGTGCAGTAATCATTGCTTTGGTAAGCATAGCAGATAATTCCTCTTGTGTCAAGTGATTGAACATAGAGTATCGTTCGTCATTTTCATCCCACGAAACATTTAATGTTCCGTCTTCCATCTCTTTTACAACTAGAGTATCTCTGGTTTGGTCTTCCATTCTAATTCATATTCAGTGAAATTTTTTGATTTTTCGTAGTTAATTATAGCATCAATCTGTGACTGAAGACGATTTTCTATTTCATAGAGGCAGTTAGTTGTTTCTACATTTTCGCCTTCAAGAATTTTAACTTTGTCCTGTAGCAATTTTACTTGCTCTTCAAGTGTTGGTGGTTTCATTTTATAGTTCATGTTTAATTATTGAATCCCCTTTACCTTCAAGTGATTTAGCTAATAGTCTTGCATAGTGATCCATATACTTTGGATCAAATGACATCATACATGATTGCTTTACACAATTATGCATTTCTCGCAACTCTTTATGCTCCTGCTCTGTCATCATTTATTATGTTGGTTCGCTGACAATATTTATGAACTCTGGTTTTTTATTCAAACTCTCTGATACAACTTTTGATGCTGTTTGAGCAAGATATGCTCTCAACTCTGGTGTTTCTTCCCATTCCCATATTGTGCCATTTTTCTGAGTATATGTTTTCTGAACGGTTTGGATTTTCATAGATTTCAATAGTAATTGGTTTTTCATTCCAGTGTCTCGCCACACCCGCTACAATAAAAGCATTTGTGACAAGATATGTAACTAGAATAGTAGTGCGTACAATAGCAACATTATCTGCTTCTTTATCACACTCGCTTGCTTTTTGTCCCAGTGCTTTTGCCCAGCACCGCCAAATCATTTGTAGTTGCTTCATACTTAGTGATTTTGTATCGTGTAACGTGTTTGATGAATTGATCTTTGGATTCAAACCAACAAGTTCGTTTGTCAGTGCCATCCATATACTCTAGTCTGACATTAAATCTACCATGAGGAAATTTACTTTCGTCAGTGCTATGAGTAATAATATGCTCAGAGCACTCCTGGGTAGAGCGAGGTTTTTTTGTCGTAGAGTTCGTCAGTTTGCTCCAATTCTGATCCGTTTCTGCTTTCGGTAGAGGAGTTTTCTTGGATTGCTTTTGCATTGGTGATGTTTTCATAGTCTTGTAGTATACCATATTTGAAGTGTAAACGCAAGCGAGGCCATTCTTCCCATGGTCCTTTCCATGTGGCAAGATAGATTTCAATATACTTTGACAGTAGGTGTGGTTGATACTTACCATGCACACCAGTCGGTATCCATTCAAAGTTGAGAAATCCACGCTTATCATACCGCTCATCATCCTCTAGGATTTCTCCAAATGTATGTGTGTCTCTGTAATGTGGGCACCATAATTTACCAGCTGGATCTAGCCAGTAGTCTGTCATTGTGCCACCGATACCAAACTCTTCAATGTCTTTAGTTTGACACACTACATTTGTAAACTGCTCGCCCAAATCATATGATGAGCGGAAATAATCAAACATTCCCATAGTTATTCTTCAGATAGTACTAGTTAGGAACTTCATCATCTATCACTTGTTTCCATGCTGCTTTAAATTTCTTATCCCAGTTGTTTGAATATACTGGATAGAAAGCATTTAGTGCTGCTGTGATATCTACCGTGGCAACATCATCACTGTTATCCACAGCTTCTTGTAGTTGCTCCAGCATAAAACCAAAAGCGGTAATCTCGGAGAATGCCTCTTCAAGGGCATTCATTGCTATCCATTCTTTGCTAATCATTTTTTACCCTCTAAAATGTCAAGTTGGTCAGAAACAAAATCAGTAAAATCAATCGTATTGCAATCAACGCCTTCATCTTGGCAGTCAAGGATAAACTCCATAAATGCTCCAAGAATAAGACAGGCACGACGTTTATCATGCTCTACAATAGCAGTATGTGGATGAGCAACATACCTAGTGATGTGATCGTAAAGTTGGTCGTAAGTCATTGGTAATCCTCCTCATCAAAGGTGAAGTATTCGTAGATTTGAGACATCACAGCATCTTCAATCTGCTCTATGATAGCACCCTCAGTAGGGTTTTCAACATGTTTGTATGCCCGTGAATAACCACGACGCACACCTTCTTCAATCGCCATCTCTAGGATGACACGCATTTTAGCTTTCATTAGTCTTTGGGGTTGTTGATGTGAATAGCATAATTAAACACTAATGCGATAAAGGCAAGAGCAAACCAAGCTCCAAAAAAAGTAATCATTCAATCACCTCCCAGTGTGCGTCAGATTTATCACCGAAACGATTAGTCCCAGTGCGAGTGCTTACCCAAAAAAAGTATTTACGATTTTCGGAAGCAAGAAACAACTCACCACCAGTATCCTGTTCTACAACACACACAGGATTACCATCCATACTGTTAGCAAGACGGTTCTTTGCCTTGCTGGATTTAGGTTTGACTGTGACTTTTTTCATTTCAGTTCCTCTTCATCCTTCTCAATCTGAAAGATAGCATTTAGAAACTCCAGAGCATACTTACCTACCACCCAAGCATCCTTATCCTCAAAGAACCTATCACCAA